AAGCCGGGATCTCCTCCCCAAGCTCCCCAAGCTATCCGGCCTTTACTCCAGTCGTCCCATTTTGGCGACTGCTTATCGACTTCGTGTCTTGTAAAGTACGAATACATTCTTCGAGCTGTCTCCGGAGATACTTTGCGACCGTTTGCAAGATCGCGAGCTCTTGCGATTCCTACGGACGTTAATCCTTTTTGAGATTCCGGCTTTGTGGCTCGAACTTCCAAAGCTCGACGAGCGGCTTCTTGAACGTCCTTCGGAGGAGTGAAATCAATATGATCGTACTTCTTCGGAGCGAGCTCAGTCAGTTCGCTTCTTTGTGGATGTCCCTTCGGAAGTAAATCAAGATCAGTCGTATAGCTTTCTTTTCGTTCACCGGTTCCAACGAGCTTTAAAAAGGTTCTCACTCTTGCAAGCGCCCACTGGTTACGATTCATTCCGGGACGATGAGAAACGGAGAACGCTCCGGCTCCTCTTCTGAAAACGGCTTTAAGCGTACCGAGATCGACTTTCTTTGATCCGGCTTTGTATCGCTTATTGTGTTTATCCCTCATTGACTCAAGAGCTTTAAGAGAAGATTCGCCGATCTTGATTCCTCCTCTTGATCCACTTGCCGAACTTTTCGGATTGACTTTCGATCCTTTGATTTGATCTTTCTTTGGAGCTGGAGTCTGAGCTTGAGTTCTTTGATTCATCGTCGACTCCGCTTCTCTTGTATCAATCTTTCAGTAAAAGACGCGACTCCTCCTCCTTTTGCTTGAAGCGTTCGATCAAGCGAAGAACGTTGAGCGTCTTCGGGAAGTTCACCGGCTCCGAGTCGATCTCGGATCGCTCTTTCGAGTTCATCGTCCGGAGTCAAAAGACCGGACGTCACAAGAGCCGGAAGAGCGTTGATCGATTCGGCGAGATCGTCGGTATCAAGGCCGGTATGAGTCAGCTTCGGAAGTTTGGAAGGATCGACGCTCCCGAAGTTCCAACGACAAAGACGTCCGACCGTCCCCGCTCCTCTTCGATCAACTCCATTGATTGCACTTGTGACAATATCACAAAGATTGATCGCCGCTCTTCTGAAAACTGAAAGGTGAATTTCTCCGACTGAGCGAGCTCCGGTCTCTGTATTTCCAAGATCCGCAAATTGAGCTAAGAAGGCCGCTGAGATCTGAGCGTCACAAAGACGAATGATGTCGATCGGAGCGGACGCGTAAAGGTTCGGTTGAGCCGCGAACGTATCAAAAGAGACAGCTCCGTTTTGGACAAGATAGCTCTGTTCTGTAGAGATAAACGCTTGAGCTTGAGCTTCAGCGTCGTCGATCATTGCGTCGATGTCTCCGTCCGTCAGTCCTATGCTTTCAGCGACGGCTCGGTCGACTTTAACGACCGGAGTCGGGATCGCCCACCTATCAACACCTACGCACATTAAATTAGAAACTCGTTGCTTTGTTCGCCAGTACCACCAAACCGGACGTAACATTCCGACTCCTTCAAAGTTCGAGCCGGTTCGGTTCAATGTAAGAAGGAGAAGTTTATTCGCCGGAATCGGCTCCGGGATATGAGTCATTCCGACGATGTTTTGAAGAACTCCGTCCAAGTGTTGATTGTCTCTTGATAGCCAGCGATTATGAGCCGAAGGCTCTCTGTCTGCAAAGTGATCTAAAAAGATTCGAGCTTTCCCTTGAGAATCAACTCCGACTCGATAGACTTCTTCAGCGTAGCGATAACCGATCGGAATGAACTCAAGTAAATAAGCGAGCTGGTCTTCAAAGCTCATACTCATTTGAGTTGAATATCCGTCGAAGCCGAAACATTCATTCATAAATCGAGCGAGCTCTTCAGCGACTGGATCGTTCTCAATCCCCGGCTCAAATCGCCAAGAAGCGGAGAGTAAAGTTTGTTTAAGCATGAACCAAGATCGACGAACGATCGGATCCGTTCTCAACATTTCTTCAGCTTCAGAGATCCAGTTCAAGCCGGTTAAAGAAGCGTTTCGCTCTTTTCCGGTGATGACTCCTCCGGAGAGTTGCGTCCCGGTGATTCCTTTTGTCCGGAAACGCGGAAACTTCGCTTTAAGATGTTTTTGCTCGCGAGCTTCTTCAGACATATTGATCTCACTACTGAACACGATTTCAGTCTATTATATAAGCAATAAATAAAATTAATCAAGTGAAGTGATTTTATCGCTTCTTGAATCGTTAAACTAAAGACTGACTTCGGTTTGTTGAACGTGTTGAGAGTCTGAAGACCTTCGTCGCTTTTTGATCCTTTCTAGCGGCGAAGGTCTTTCGTCTATCTAGGGAAGCCATTCTTCAACTTTTGAATCGAGAACAACTTGATCCGGACTCTTCGTCTTGATGATTCGCTGATTTGAAAAAAGAGATAGTTTGTCGATGATTGCCGTTTGTAGTTCTCCGAGCTGATCGTTTTTTAATTGTAGCTGAATTTGAGCGTCTCGAAGCCTAGCGATCAATGCTTCTCGATCCGCGTTCGCTTTCCCTAGCTTATCTTTCAGCTCTTCCACTTCGGAGGGATCGCGACCGGAAGCGATCGACATCATTGAAGAGATTGAGCCGGTGATAACTTCGAGAATACCGACGAGGACGTCTCTGTTTTCATCGACGATTCTTACATAGGTTAAAAAGAGAATCAGTCCGACGACGATCAAAAGGAAAGCGACGGAGAACCACCAGCCGCGGCGATACTTTTGTTCTTGAATTTTATCTTTTTCACTTTTTATTTCTTGATTCATGTCATATTCCGGGAATCCATTTCGTTATAAACTCAATAAGCGGATCAATAAAGGCGAAGTAAGTCAACTCGCTCATAAGCCGCTTATGTGGATCGATGATAAAAGGGACGAAGACAGTCAAGAAGTATAGGACAAAGATCAAGGCCGTTCTTGATAAGATGAACCAAACAAACTCCTTGAACTTTTTATCTCTTAGTCGAGACTTGATCCGCTTCGCTCCTCCTAATCGCTTGACTTTATCGCTCCCTTTTGGCGGCTGTAGAGACTCGATCGTCGCTCCGACTGTATAGATGATCTGAGTTTCTCGAACTCCCTTGAATCGATACTCTCCAGCTAAAGCGTATCTAGTCCCCTTCGGAGTGAATGAGTTCGTTCGATGTTTAACGACTGTCATCGCTTCTTTAGTAAGCAAGACTTGACCAGCTCCGCAAAGCGACATCGTTCGAGCCGCGATATTCTTTGAGATTCCTTCGAGCTCGATTCCCTTCGCTCCGACTCCGATATACAGCTCTTCTTGTTTAACTTCGATGATCGCTCCCCAATGAATTCCGATTCGAGCTTGAATCTTAGTCTTCGCCGGAATTGATTGTTGATAGTGAAGGCCGAAGTTGACAGCGTCAATACAGCGATCGAAGCTCAACATAAAACCGTCGCTTCGATCTATCTCTCGACCTTGGAATTTGTAGATTAAAGAACGAGTCAAGCGATCATGATATTGAAGCCATTCGGCCGCCTTTCGAGCTCCGACTTTTTGAACGAAAGCCGTCGAGCCGATCAAGTCAAGAAGTACGATCGCGAGTTGACGTTCTTTAAACTCCATTTTAAAAACTCGCTTTCTTAGCTCCTCCGACTCTCACTTTACGAGATCGATTCTCAATTCCTACTCTTGATTTATATCCGCTTTGGATCGACGTGTCATTCCAATTATATAAGATACAATCATATCTCAAAGCGTCGAGCGGATCTTCGCGGCCGTCTTTGACTGGCTTCTCTTGCTTATCCCAGGCATAAGAAAGAAGAGCTTTTCTCAAAGAGTTTCCCGTCGCTCTTTCTCCTTTATCCCACACGTCACGAGTAATCATGTATCGACGTTGAGCGAAAGCTCTTTTTAGTCGTTGAATGCCGTTAAGAACGTCCGTCCGAATCGGATCCGTTGTCGATCTCAAAGCGATTCCGAGTCCGACTGGAGGAGCTGATCTCATCGCTCGAAAAGCACTCGCTCCGGTTTGATCGTTTCGAGCTCGTCCGGCTTTGTCCGCGACTCCGTCGTCTAACCATATTCGGGAGGAGGGAGCTTGATCTTTGAGCGATCGCGGCCACGCTATAGAAGTGATTAATCTAGCGAGTTGTTCAGTCGTGACTTCTTTCGGATTGAACTCTGCACAAATGACGCTCGCTTCGAGTTCTTCATCGTAAACAATAATCAAAACACTCGGCTTTCTGAATCCCCAGTCAATAGCGATTCTTGCTGTCATCGATTCTTTATACTGCCAATTATCAAGAATAAGCGATTCAGTAAACTCAGAGTAAATCAAACCGGTCGGCGGCTTCGGCTTGTTCATCACCATCGCTTCTCTCTCATCTGCCGGGAGGAGTTTTGTCGCTTCGAACCAGTCATCGCTTAAGTTGTCTTGATTAACATAGGACGAATATAAGAGCGGAGTATAGTTCGCTTGTTCGCTCATGTCGCACCACCAAGCCCCAACGACCGGAAGTCCAACCATGATGAGAATCGGACTTTCGCCGGCTCTTAAACGTCCGAGAGCTTTATGAGCGACTTCCGCGTTCAATGTTTGACATTCATCGATGAGACAAACTCCCGAAGTGATGTTTAGACCTTCAAGCGGATTGTGAGTCGCGTCCCTTGTCCCCGGTCGATAATAGCTTCGACAGTAGACAGAAGAACCGGAATGAGTATCAATCCAGAGTTTCAACGAGTAGTTATAAGTCCAGCCGAGCGGAACGAGCCATTTCTCAATTTCCGGCATTAATACCGACTGATACCTGGGAGCTGTATCAGTAATTAGAAGAGCCGAAGTTCCCGGTCTCATTTTAGAAACAAAAAGGATCGAGAAGACAAGAGCCGCCGTCTTTCCCGAACCCCAGCCGCAACGAGCCGCGATGATCTTGTCTTTCTTGATGATTCGCTGAATGATACTTCTTTGTAGCTCGTTGAGATTGAGTTCGTTCATTTGTTCTCTTTGACAATTAAAGGCCGTTTAGTCAACGAGCCGAAGATCGCCGCGTCCCTCATAGCAATTAGCCACTTGCAAGCGAGACGATCCGCTCGCCGCCGCTTCTCATGTTCGCCGGCTTGTTTGTAATTCGACATCGATGAAATCGTTTCATAATATTGATTTGCTAATATACTCCGTAGTTGATCTTGATCGTACTCGACGCGATTATCTTCATTTATACGAATAATCGCCGGATCAAATAAAGACTTCGGTTGAAAGCGAATCGGCTCTTCATTCTTCACTATCTGACTCCGCTTTCAAGAACTCTTCGCTCGCTTGCTGAATCATGCTCGCGACAAGATCAGTCCCGTCGCTTTTCTTGTCGATCGTCATGTCAACTTCTCGCTTCAAGCTCCAGCGTTCCGGGAGCCTTCTTTCAAGAAGCCAAGCGATCGCTCTCCAGTCGCTCTTTTCATTTCCAAGCCGCTTG